TGCATTAAAGCTATTTAGGTGTTTCTTTTCCCGCTAGAGCTTCGGCTCTGGCGGGATTTCTTTTTGATGCTAGTTGATAATGATTATCATTCTCAAGTTTTAAGATTTGCTAGAAAACAGTAAAAAGCCCGGATCAACGCTAAGGCTGAATTCCGGGCTGTGGGCGGGTTTTATGGGGTTCCGGCTACTACCCTAGCCGGAGGGTTCAGGAAGCGTCAAGGCTGGCTTTCCCTGTGGCCTGTAACGCAAAGGCATTGGGGTTAGTGACCACAAACGCCTTGGCTGTGGTTCCAAATTGAGCCTTCATTTGCAGTTTACCAATTTCTTGAATATCGCCAGCGTCTACCAAGCTCTTTATTTGCTTGTGAAAAGCATTGGTTGCACCAATACGGTCTAGCTTGAATGGTTGAAGCAAGATAGCCTTACGCTGTAAAGCGGATAGCGGGATAACCCCGGCTTTATACATTTCTTCAGTTACGCCATAAGTTTTCCAATGATCGAAAGTCTTACTCCTGAACTGATAGATCAATCTGCAAAGCTCTTTGTACTGTGAGTTTTCACTTGCACCACTAACAGCTTCGCCTACTTCGTCATTTCTAAACTTATTAATCAGAAAGTTAACATCATTAAACATGATCCCGGTTGCTTCCCTAGCAAGTTTAAGCGTAATAACCGGATTGATTGGATTAATGCCCACAGCAATAACAGCAGCATATTTAAGCGCCTTCATGTGGGCTCTACTCCACAATGTTTCTAGACTGTCGTCATTTGCGCTGTTTTTCTTATCAGTACAGAACTTAGAAAATTCATACAAGAAATCAGCAGCACTCTTTTCTGTATCTACATTATGAACAAGGTTTTGAGCTTGTCGGCCCAAACATATGCCGCACAAATTTGCCAATTCCATCACCAAGTCTAGTGGCGGCTGCACAATAGCATAATCTCGTTTGAGATAAGGCGTGGGTGATGTTACTTCAATAATAGTAAATCGCGGTAAAAAGCCGTTTGTTATCATTTCATCATTCAGAACTTTATAAAAAGCCGTAGGCGTACTTTCACCCAATATTGTATAATTGGGTGCAACAAGCCTTGGAATGTTCTTTGTTCTATCGCTGTAATTGGTAGGATCGAATATTTGGCCTTTTCCGCTTTTGCCATAAAGTATAAGCAACAGCGCCTCAACACCTGAAGCGGCTGTATTCTTTGGATTGTTCCAAGATTTAAGTTTAAGACCAAATTCGCTAAATATGGAGAACATCGCAGGTGTTCTCTCGAAAGTCTTTAAAAGACCTACAGCCGAAGCAATTTCACCCGGACCTTTAAATTCGTCACAAGCCGGAACAGCCTCTTTTACAGCAGCAAATAGATTGCCTATGCCGGAAGCCATTGCTTCCTTACCTGTACCGCTTCTGGCTAGAAGTAGAATATATTGATTTAGCCCTTGACCACTAATATTATAAGCACGGCTTACAATGCCGGAAATCATAGCAATGGAACCAGCTTTAGCAATCTCTACATTAGGTGTAGGGCTGTTGTCATAAATATATTGAGCAACTTTGCCGACAAGACCGGGCGGGAATACAGCAGCAACAGGAGTTTCAAGCGCAATTTTCTTTGCGTGTTCCGCTTCCTTTTGTGCTTTAAGCTGTTGCTGCATTATCTCGTCATATTTGATTTTAAAAGCTTCAATATCCAAAGGCGGTAATTGCCTATCAAAGCTTCGATCAATCATCTTGTTTACAAAATCTGTTCTCAGCCACCTATGAGCAAATTTATCTTTAGGCTTTTGACCGGCAACAGAATAAGAATACAGCCTTAGTATCTGCATTCTGTTTTGTGTGTAAAAACCTAGAATATCAATAAGTGCAAAGTCTGCTTCGGAAGCGCTAGGGTAATCCAAAAGATCACCGTTCCAAAGAGCAAGAAACTTTTCGCCGTTTACGGCGTTTTTTGCCATATTGAAAACTTCTTCATCAGTATTCTTTTCTTCCCCATTACCCTCATAAGTATATTCTTTAGCGGGACCGCCTAGCTGTTCCCACAAGTTAGTAATAAGGTCTTGTCGGTTTTCAATTGTGTACTTATCATCCACAACATTACCTGTAATAGCGAAAAATCTATCTTCATGGTAAAGTTCAATGAAAGAACGTCTGCGTCCTGTTGGAACATAACCTTCAACAATAACGTGATAACCTTTGCCGGATTGAGAAACTTCTGTATAACTATTAAGAACTCTAATCCAGTTAAGTTGTTCATTTAGAATTGTTTGATTGCCATAAGTATTGTCAAAATCGACAATGCTAAATGGATCATGTTGTGTTAGAACAAATCCAATACCTGTGTAACCTGTTTCAAGTGTTGAGCTATCAGGAGCAACCTGAGTTTTGCAATTGAAGTTACATTTAATAACTTCTTCATAGCTAGACCAAGTAGCTGGATTAGTAACAGAGCCGTGATAATTAGAATTTATTTTATAAGGTACCTTAGAAGGCTTTTCTTTGCCTTCAGCTATCTCCAACCGCCACACAAACCATTGACGGTAAAGACGCATTTTGTGTGGAACTTTAGAGAACATTAGTTTTCCAATATCAGAGGCTTCTTTGACAAATAGACGTAAAGAGCTTCAATTTTATCAACATCAGGCATTTTAGCTACACCTGTTGAAAATTGATCAACAAACCTTCTATTTAGTCCTGTGTCTTCTGTAATTTTTGTTATTGTTAAAGTTCTAGGTCGATTTCTGAGAAGTTTACGAGTAACGGTAGATAAATTAGTCTGAATTTTCAGACCCTTAACTGTGGGCATGATTGCACCGCCTTTCGCTAGAGGCACGGAACATAGATATACAAAATTTGTGCGTCAATGCTCATTTTTTGTGTTGCGCCCAATAGGTAAATGTGGTTCCTGTTCGTTCTCGCTGCTTCGCCAGCAAACACACCCAAGGGGTTTATAAAATGTCTGATTGGCCCACTGCTACATCTGCTGAACATTCTGCTGCTGAAAAGAAAGCTGCTAGAGATAGGGAAATTAAAGCTTGGCTTGATGCTAAGGCTGTTTTTGAAAACGCAAAGACTTATGAAATGACGCTTCGTAAGAAGGTCACGGCTCTGGTATTTCCTGAACCTAAAAAGGGTACACAGCGTTGTCCACTTAGTGATGGTTATGCTTTGAAGCTTGTTCAGAACTATGTTCCCAATCTTGGTGTTGAAGTCTATGACGACAACAACGAAAAGATTAGCGTTGCCACTCAAGTTGAAAACGTTCTAGCTGAAATTGATAATCTTGGTGAAGTTGCTGAAATTATCGCTAACCGGCTTGTCAAATGGAAGCCTGAACTTTCAATGACTGAATATAAGCAGCTTGATTTGGAAGATCCTGTTCAAGCCAAGATCAAAGAGCTTATTGACGAAATTCTTACGCTTGCACCCGCCAGCCCACAATTGGAGCTTGAGGCTCCTAAGCAAAATGGCTGAAACATCTTGGTATGTAATCCGTACTCCTGTTGGTCTTGAAGTTGCTGAACACGTTAGAGAACTTAATAACGGTTCAGTAGAAATTTTAGATTATACAGGCGAGTACGTCACAATCTACAAGTCTGATATTATTGCAGCTTATCCAGCACAACGCGATGCGCTTGAAGCAAAGCTTCGTGGTGAAAAGGCTCAAAAGCAATTGCGTAGTTTTTGGCTTGAAGCTCTAAGGGCTGAAAAAGCTGCTAAGCGATTGCTTGATGAAATAGTTTCGCAAGCAGTGCTCAATGCCGATTAGGAGCTAAAATGTTTAATTGGTTTTGCTTTTGCTTTAATTGCGATGGCCGTAGTTTTGAAAGTTTGTGAGAAGCTATAATGAAAAAGCAAAAGCAAAAACCGATATATATAACAAAGTTACGAAGCTGAAAGAAAAGCTTTCCAGTCTTGAGAAAGCCAATCTTACAAAAGTAATGGAAGGTTCTAAATCTAGAGCCGATAGCCTGTTGAGGAAGTTCTAATGTCAAATTTTCTAGGCCAAGTAAGTCAAGGCGCTCCGCCTAACGGACAACGAATTGTCATCGCTGCTGTTGAAAAGGTTGGCAAAACTACTTTGGTTGCTAATGCGCCTAGAGCTTTGCTTATTCCTATGGAAATGGGGTTTGCCAGTGTTAAAACCCCTGTTACTCCAATGATTACTAGATTTGATGATCTTATCAGCCTACTTGATGAAGTTAAAGGCTCTATCGTCGCCGGTAAATTTCCATATAGGACACTTGCATTTGATAGTGCAACTGCCCTTGAACAGTTAATTCATAATAAAGTTATTGAAACTGATCCTGATGTTATAAAGAAAACTGCCAAAAATGTCACTATGGAGACTGCACATGGTGGATACGGCAAAGCTTATCAGTTAGCCAATTCTTATTTTGCTCAATTTACTCGTTATTGCGATGATTTGGCTATTAATGGAAAAGTTAATATTGTCATTACCTGTCACGTCTTTCCCTCATTGGTCAAAGATGCTGCTTATGGCGAGTATAATTCTTGGGATTTACTTCTTCATTCTCCTAAGAATGACAAAACTTACGGCAAACGGGAAATGATGACACAGTGGGTTGATATGATCGGCTTTCTTCATGAACCTTTGTTTGTAGTTAAAAACGAGAATAACAAAAGCACTTTCAGTAAAGGCGTTAGTGCTAATCAAGGAAGAGTTCTAGCGGTTGATCGTACTCCGGGATGGGTTGCGGGTAATCGTTATGGGTTGCAAGGTGTTATTCCAATTCCCAAAGAAAATGGATGGAATGCACTTGCTCACGCTATCTATGTCAATACCGGCATTGATGTTTATAATAGGGACGTTTAAAAATGGTTGCTTACGCTCTAAATTCCCAGGAAGTTAGCCCACAGTATGGCTCTGGCGGCTCGCTTCCTGAAGGCAAGTACAAGGTTGCTATCGTTTCTGAAGAACAGAAGCCAACTAAAGCCGGAACTGGCGGTTATCTGCAATTTAACATTCAAGTAATTGAAGGTCAATTTCAAGGTCAAAAGACTGTTGATCGTTTGAACTTGTGGAACCCTAACGCCCAAGCTGTTGACATTGCGAATAAGCAACTTTCTGCTTATTGCCATGTAACAGGTCAATTTGTTCTGGCTGATACTATGCAACTGCACAATCGCCCCTTCATGATTGAAATAAAGAAAAAGGCTGATAGCGAATATACCGAAATTGCTAAGCTGTTTGACATTAATGGCAATGAACCCGGTAAGCCTGGCTCCGCTCCTGTTAGCCAGGCTCCTGTTGCGCCTCCTGTTGCGC